ACATGGGATATGCCAACAAAAGAATAGGGGAGGTTCTATATGAGCTTGATTAGAAACATAGCAGAAACACTTCGTAAACGTGCTAACATGAACGCTACAGTAAGAGAACTACACAAACTGCATGATCATCAACTGCAAGACATTGGGTTACATCGTAATCAAATCGAAGAGGTAGCTAGGGGAATCATCGACTTCCACAGGACAGTCAGGGATGGTAACATACTTAGTAAACCAGAGGATAAATTAAAAGCTGAACGCTAACAGGAGGATAAATTATGGTTACAATGTGGGTACTCTTATGGGTAAACGCTGTACCGGGAATGGGTGTAGATGTATTTCAATTAGGAAACTATGGAAGTCTGAAAAGATGTTCAGCTATAATGGAAACTGCTAAAATAATGGTTACAACTGACAATGCTCAAGTTGCATGTGTCAGGATTTTCTTAGAAAGGATAGATAATGATAGTTGAAAGTGTCACCCAACGATGTATACGTGACAGTGAGGTTACATTCATAGATGCTATGGGTACTGACCTGTCAGTTGTTAATGCAGCACGAGTTAGCTATGGTAAAAAGAGTGAGTGGCGTGGTTTTGATATGCGTGGCATAGGTAACGAAGGTTGTCTGAAAGATAAAGATATAAAGCTAATAAAATACTTGGCTAAACACAAACACACATCACCATTCGGACATGCCTTTGCATCTTTTCATGTAAAGTCAAGTGTTTATGTAGCACGACAACTAGTTAAGCACAAGTTTTTACGTTGGAATGAGATATCAAGGAGATATGTTGCAGATGAACCACAGTATTTCATACCCACACTGAGGGAATCCATCTCGGATAAGAAACAAGGGTCAGGTAAACCTATAGATAACCACATATTAGATGCAGTAATACAACAGTCTGGCATAGAAGCTGCCAAACAGTATAAGTATCTACTGACTATGGGTGTCTGTGAGGAACAAGCAAGATCTGTCTTACCACTCAACCTTGTAACAGAATGGTACTGGAGCGGCAGTCTAGATGCTTTTGCCGACATGTGTAAACTTAGATGCTCTAAAGATACGCAAGTGGAAACTCAAAGTGTTGCCAATCAGATCAGTGATCGTATGGTAAAACTATTTCCTGTATCATGGGATGCGTTGATGACGCTGTAAGTATAAAGGAGAGGAGAGAGGATGAGCATGTGCGGTGAAATAGAAAACCTACAGCGTCAAATATATAAATTAGAAGATGAGTTGGCTAAACTCAATAAGATATTATGGGAGTACAAGAACAATGTATGAAATCTATTGCATAGCTAACTGTCCCTTTTGCATTAGGGCTAAGGAGTTACTAAGGGAAACTGGTAAAGGTTTTACAGAGTATGCCATTGACCTGCAAATTGGAATAGGTAAAAACATAATGAAACGCTCACTAATGAACACAGTGCCTATCATTTATTATAATGATGAACTGATAGGTGGATACAACGATTTAAAAATGTACTTAAACAAGTAAAGAAAGGACGCAATATGCGCCTATGTTATGATATAGAATGTAATGGTCTTACTCCTGATACTATCTGGATGATTGTTGCACAGAACTTAGATACAAATCAGATTTACAAATTCTCTGATCACGATAACTTACATGGCTCCATCTCTGATGGTGCTTCACTACTACAGAACGCAGAGCTTCTGGTAGGCCATAACATCATTGGTTTTGATAATGTGGTAATGGACAAGCTGTGCGGTACTACCCTCAATGAGAAGCGACTACATGATACGTGGGTTATGTCTCAGGTTCTTAGGTACAAACGTAACCATCGTCATGGTCTTGCTGGTTGGGGTGAACACCTAGGCAACAGTAAAATAACATATGAAGATGGTTGGGATGCTTACTCTCGTGAGATGTTACGTTACTGTGTACAAGATGTACGAGTGAATGTAGATGTGTACAATGAGTTGCTAACAGAATACAAGAAGGTAGCTACGTTTAACCCTAAGATTAAACTGGGTATGAAAGCAGAACATGAGACAGCCAAGTTCAACGCATACTGCAAGAACAAGGGCTGGTACTTTGACATGGAGGAGGCTAAGGAACTACTAGGTACTATGCAACAACGCATGGCTGAGATCTCAAACATAATCGAACCCCAGATGGGTACTAAGGTTGTGTTCATAGATAAAGAACCTAAGACTCCTAAGTATAAAAAGAATGGTACATACACCGCGACAACTGCCAAGCTGCTTAGTGAATATTTTGAAACGAAAGTCAGCATCGAAGACACCCATCTCGCGGGACCAGCTTTCAAGTTCCAACGAACAACTAAGGAACAAGCTAAACTGGGATCACAAGAAGCGGTTAAGGATTGGCTTACAACAATCGGATGGAAGCCAGACGAATACAACAGAAAGAAAGTAGGACGCGAGTGGATAACTACTGGCCCTAAACTTACAACATCATCACTATCTAAACTTGGTGAGGTTGGTCTTATGGTAGATGAGTACTATGTACTGCGCCACAAGGCTTCTCTCATGGAAGGTTGGGTAGAACGAGTGGAGATTACAGATGATAAGAGACTTCATGGTAACATGTGGACTATTGGTACTCCTACCTTCAGGGTCCGTCACGAAGTTATTGCTAACCTTCCGGGAATTGAAACTCCTTGGGGTAAAGAGATTCGTGGAATGCTTAAGCCTGATCCGGGAACAGTAATTGTTGGTGCTGACTCAGCTGGTAATCAGTTGCGTGGGCTATGCCATTACGTTGGCAATGACGACTTCACTAATGAGGTACGCTATGGTGATCAACATCAGCGTAATGCAGATGCACTTGGCTGTAGCCGAGGTGTAGCCAAGGGATATCTTTATGCTTATCTTTTCGGTGCAGGTGATGCTAAACTGGGTCAAGTCCTGACAGGTAAAGCTAACAGTGAGGCAGGGCGTAAGTCTCGTGCTAACTTCTCAAAGGGCATAAAGGGTTTGGAAGAACTCAAGAAGAAACTATTAGGTATCTGGAACAAAACATCACACAACCAAGGTGATGGATGGTTCCCTGCACTTGATGGACGCCCAGTCTTCTGTGGTTCTGGTCATCAGACTTTGAACTACTTACTTCAAGCCGCTGAAGGTGTGACCTGTAAGGCTGCACTGATGTGGGCATGGGATAAGATTAAGGAAGAGAAACTACGTGCTGAACCTCGTTTGTTCTACCATGATGAGATGGCATTTCAATCACACCCTGATGACGCTAAGCGTGTTGGGGAAATACTAAAAGAATCTTTCGCTGCTGGTCCAGAACTGTTCGGTGTAACATGTATGGATGGTGGTGATTATGTAATCGGAGAGAGTTACGCAGATGTTCACTGATAACGCAGTAATACTAGTAGATTCAGACTCAATATACTTTCGCATGGCTTGTGTCACAAAGAAGCAAAAGGATATACGAGTAGGTATCGATCACACTATGAGAGAGATCCAACAGAACTGTGGGTCTGATAGTTTCCTAGTGGCAATCAAAGGAAGGGGTAATTTCCGAAAGGATATTTACCCCAACTACAAGTCAACAAGAAAGGATCTAGATGCAGATGTAAAAGAAGCATTGAACTACGGCCATAAATACATGGTTGATAAGTACGAAGCCATTGAAGCAGATGATATGGAAGCGGATGACCTTGTTAGTATATGGGCATCCGAGTGCAGAGAGGTGGGTCAAGAGTACACAGTTGCAGGTATTGATAAAGATCTACTACAAATTCCTGGGACTCACTATAACTTTGTGAAGAAAGAAATACAAGAGATCAACGATGACACTGCTAACCTTAAGCTTATGCTTCAGTGTCTAACTGGTGATAGATCGGATAACATTCCGGGAATTAAAGGAGTTGGCCCTAAGAAGGCAGAAAGAATACTGCATGGTGTACCTATGGAACGTAGGTGGAACCGAGTACGTGCAGCATGGAGAACAAACAGGGCAGGAGATCCAGACATCTCTAAGCGCCTATTAACAATGATAACATCTTGGGAAGAGTTAGATGACATTAAAGAACAAATTAGCCAGCATAAGTCGAAAGCAGAAGCGGAAGTTCATAGGGCTTCTTAAAACTGATATAGGGTGTACTGATTGTGGATACAACAAGCACCCAGATGCACTTGCATTTGATCATTTACCTCAGTTCGAGAAGCTACACAATGTTTCTCGAATGATCTCACAAGACAGGGATATAGGTGCAGTGCTTGATGAGGTGTTTAAAACAGAAGTGGTGTGTCACAATTGTCATGCCATTAGAACAGCGGAGCGTAGAAATGGAGCAGCTATTCCAGATCAAACCATTATCAGCAAACAAGATGTTTGTGAGAAAGGGAAGGACAACCTACAAGACAGCTGACTATAAGAGGTTTCAAGAAGAGATGGCAACGATACTAATGGGCGAAGAGTGGCCCTATGGTAACAGCCCTGTTCATTTCATTGTCTATGCTGGGTTATCTAATAAAGCCTCAGACTTAGACAACATAATTAAACCATTACTAGATACATACCAAAACATATTTGAGGAGTTCAATGACAAAACTGTCCAAGGTATCATCTTACAACGAGATAGAGTCAAACGAGGAAGAGAGTATCTCTGGGTCCGAGTTACACAAACAGAAGAACTCGAAGTGGGAGTCGAAGCACTCCAAGACTCGAAAGAAACGAAACTATAATAGGGATCTGAAAGAAGAAAGGGATTTCAATTGAAGACTAATTGTGAAAGTTGTGGTAGCTCAGATGCTAACCATATTTATAATGATGACAACCCAAGAACACACTGCTTCTCATGTGGGAAGACTGTGTTTAAAGAAAGTAGTAACATGAATAATTTAATAGACGATGACGACATAGATGATATGTTATCAAGCCCAATTCTGGGAGAGATAGGAACCTATCGTAGCTACCCTATGACATCTCGTGGTATCTCACATAAGATTGTGGACCACTTTAAAGTAAAGATGTCTGTGGATACCAATGGTAAACCCCTAGCTCATTACTATCCTTGGACAGTTGATGGTGACGTTACAGCCTATCAAGAACGTAAGTTACCAAAAGACTTCCGTGTTTATGGAGACTTTAAAAATGTCGAATTATTCGGACAACGACAAGCAACTTCAGGATTTACGTTGGTCATCTGTGAAGGAGCCATCGACACCATGTCGGTTGCCCAAGCATACCAAGAAAAATACGGACGTACCTATGCTGTGGTTGGTGTCCCTTCTGCATCTTCTACCTCTGTGCCTCTTGCTCAAAGGGATTGGATCAATAGTTTTAAAACTGTAGTGATCATGATGGATCAGGATGAAGCTGGTAAGAAGATGGCTGACTTCCTAGGTAAGATGATTAAACCGGGAAAAGCTAAGATAGCTAAGCTGCCTGAGAAGGATGCCAATGATACGCTTATGAAGCATGGTTGGAAGACTCTGATTGAATGCATATGGAATGCACAGAGTTGGAACCCATCTGGTATTGTTACAGGTGAACCTATCTGGAACCAATTCAAGCAACGTCAAAACGTAGAGTGTGTTCCTTACCCTGATTGTCTCAGTGGTTTGAACAAGAAACTAAAAGGAATTAGACATGGTGAGATTACTCTATTCACTTCTGGAACTGGCAGTGGTAAGTCTACTGTTATCAAAGAGATTATCTTGGATCTTCTCACAAAAACAAAAGATCGTATTGGGCTTATCAGTTTGGAAGAAAGCGTTGGAGATACGGCAGAGAAATTCATTGGGATGGCTATCAAGAAGCCTCTTAATGAGGATACACCTCCGCCTGAAGACGAACTTAGACGAGGTTTTGATGAAGTATTTGGAGATGAGAGACTTGTACTCCTCGACCACCAAGGATCAGTAGGTGACGATAGCCTGATAGATAAGATAGAGTACATGGCCCTCATGGGTTGCAAGTACTTGGTACTAGATCACATCACCATTGCTGTATCAGAAGGTAGTGATGGGTTGTCTGGTAACGAAGCTATCGATAAATTTATGTCAGACTTACTTAAGATTGTTAAGAGGCATAACATATGGCTGGGGTTGATCTCACACTTGCGTAAAGCACAGGGTGGTAAAGCCTTTGAGGATGGTAACATTGCATCCATCGATGACATCAAAGGCTCTGGTTCTATTAAACAGATCTCATTTGACATCATCGCATTCTCTAGGAACCTAGTAGCTGTTGATGATTATGAACGTAACACAGTTACCTTCAGGGTTCTCAAGTCTAGATTCACTGGACAAACAGGTGATGCAGGTAGTGCATCTTATGACACTAAGACTACCCGACTCGTAGCTAAAGAGGAGGGGTTTGATTACGTAACGACATAGGAGATTACATGTCAGCAGTTGAAGAGATAGTTAACTACCTCGTAAAGAGAGTAGATGGGGTAAGTCCTGCAAGACGAAGACCCCACGTAGCGGGTCTCTTGCTAAGGTTATCGATAGACTACAGTGAACGTATGGAAGATTACGTTCTTAAAGCTATTGCAATTCTGCAAATGCAATTTACAAAAGATACTAGCTCCAGCCCATCAGGTACTACTACATTGACCAACGCTTCAACGAAGATAGGTCAGAGTATTGGAAGAGAGTTAGATCGGGAGCCCCTACCTTGGGGCTCTCAAGTGTCTATAGGTGACCTGTTTATAGAGGCACTGTATAATCTTAACTTCATTGAGTTATCCTATGCTAAAACAAGGAACAGTTGTCACGTTGTGTCAGCTGCCCCTAGGTGGTTTGAGCTAGGTGTTATACCAGCTAAGGGAGTAAGCTTCCCACTTGCTGCAACAACCACTGAAAGACCTGTAGACATAACTAAAATGTTCCAACAGATCAATGGAGTTAATCGACCAATAATAAAGGGGCGGCTAGAGAATGACCCCTTAAATCCTTATGCTCCTTGGGTACAAGCTTTAAACAAACTACAGCAAACAGCATGGGTAATAAACACACCTGTGTATGAAGCAATGGTTAATAATAAAGATCTATTTGTATCTCAAGATCCAGTAGAAGATAACGATGCCAAGGAGCTTAAGCGTAGAAGTAAGATGGTAGAGTGGGCATTCATATCTGAGAAAGCACGTAAGCTATCTGAGTTAGAAGAGTTCTATCAGTACCTAGATGTAGACTACCGAGGTAGGTTCTACTACTGTGAAAGCTTTATGAACTTCCAAGGATCTGATCTAGCAAGGGGACTGTTTAAGTTTCAACATGCTAAGCCTATGACAGAAAGTGGTTTACAGTGGTTAGCTATACACACTGCGTCTGTGTTTAACATGTCCTACAACATCGATGAGATACCAGATTGGTGTAATGAAGACTATAAAAAGTACCTTAAAAGTGAAGGCTTGGATAACATATCAGTTGACAAGATGACACTAGAGGATCGTATATCTTGGACCAATGAGTACATGTCTGAGATTGTAGATGCAGGTAAGCATCAAGAATTCTCTGACTTAGCTGAAAAGAAGGTATCTTTCTTAGCTGCTTGTGTGGAGTGGTATGATTTTGACTGTGCATTTAGAGACAATAGAATACACATGACATCATTACCTATTCCAATTGATGGCAGTAACAATGGATGGCAACACTTGGGTGCTATCTCTAAGGATGAACAGACTGGTGGTCTAGTTGGTCTAACACCTGTAGACATACAGAAAGACTTCTATGTACAAACTGCAAAGGAGATGATCAATCTGTGTAAAGACGACAGATTAAACTCTATATTGTCTAAGATGCCCATGAAGCATATCCGAAAGGGTATATCTAAACGTGGGTCAATGACTAGGGCATACTCTGCTGGAGCTAAGAAGATAGCTGAGAACATGTTCTTTGATTGTAAATCAGAGGACTACCACACAGAGTATGGGATAACACAGGATGACTGTACTAAGTTATCTAAACTACTTATCAAAGCAATCGATAAGGTATGTCCCGGACCCCTATCTACCATGAGTTATCTACAGAACTTAGCTATGTATCAACTAGGTACACATGTTAAGGTAGACTCTGATGGTTACGAAGCTAATGCTGAGTATAGAGAGTTCTCTAAGAAGCGTGATGAACTAATGAAGAAGAACTTTAAGACCGATGAGGATCTTATAGAACTTAATGATGTAGTGATTAAACTTAAGGAGTACACTACGAATCTTAAACATGGTAAAGGTGCTGATAGGATTGAGTGGAGTACACCTTCAGGGTTTGATGTTATCTATGAGAAATGGATAATGCAAGACAGGAAAGCCAGAGGTAGGATCAAGGGGTATGGTAATAAGACTGGACAGGTTACACACGTAGCCTTAGTACCAACACGTATGCCTGATCGTAGAGGGTTTGTGTGTGGTATGTCACCTAATTACATACACTCTATGGATGCTAGTCACATGGCCCTTGTGATCTCAGAATGGGAAGGGTGCTTTG